TTACTGTAATGCTTCCTGCATCTTTAAAAAAAAATTATGTTAATGAAATATTAAAATGCGGTCATAAATATTATACACCTGAAAAGCATTGGAGATTTATACCTAAAAAAACATTAGCAGATTTAAAAAAAATTAAGAAATTATCAATAATAGATGAAGCAATAATTAAAAAAAATAAAGGGTTATGGTACGCTGTTGAAGAAAAAGAACCAAATTATAAAAATTTAGGAGATTCGCAAAAAGAACAAATTATGTTACAAGTTAATAATATTATTGAGAAGAAATATAATTTTTTACATTACAATGGTATTACTAATAAAAAATTAAATGAACTAACTGATGATAAAAAAATAAATATATTTGATAATAATATTGTTATTATTGATGAAGTTCATAACTTTATTTCAAGAGTAATTAACGGTAGTAGAATTGCTGAAAGATTATATATGGACTTATTGGAAGCAAAAAATTGTAAATTATTATGTTTATCAGGTACTCCTATAATTAATAAACCTTATGAAATAGGATTATTAATAAATTTATTAAAAGGATGGACAAAAATATATGAATTTTCTACAAAAGATAATATTGATGAAGAACAACTTGAAAAAATAAATAAATTATTAAAAGATAGTAAATATATTGATAACTTTTCATATAATTCATTAGATAAAGTACTTCGCGTAGAATTATTACCTCCAAATTTTGTCAGAGAAGACAGAAAATCTAAATCTATGAAAATTAAGTATTATTTAACAAAAACAAATGATGACAAAAGTAGATTGGCATTAATTTTAAAGAAATTAAATGTTGATTTTAAATTTAAATTAAATGAAAAAATTAAAAAATTTACAGCATTACCTATTAATGAGAATAAATTTGATAAGTTATTTATTAATTATGAAAAAAAACAATTATTAAATGAACAATTGTTTATGAGAAGAATATTAGGAACAGTTTCATTTTTTGAATATACTGATTCTAAATTATTCCCAACAATTCGCAAAAATGAAATAATCAAAGTTGATTTATCTGATATACAATTAAAAAAATATATTGATGTAAGAAGAGATGAAATTAGAAAAGAGAAGGTATTTAATAAAAACAATGATGAAGAAGTTGGACAAGTATACAAAGCATTCTCAAGAGCATTATGTAATTTCACTTTTCCTGATGATATTGAAAGACCATATCCAAGTAAATTAAAATTTTTATTAGATGATATGGATAATATTGATGATTATGAAGTTAAAATACAAAATAAAGTTATTAAAAATGAAGATAATCAAAAAGTAGAGGATAATGTAAATGATGAAAATGATGAAACAGATACTAATAATAAATATTTAAAGTTTAATTCAAAATCAAAAGAAGGTAAGGTATTATCTAATTTTGCTGATATTGAGGTTAAAATAAATGGTAAATTATACATTACAGGTGAACATGCATTCCATGGTCAAAAATATTTAGTAGCATCTGAAACATATGATGATGAGATTTTAACAAAAAGTGATGATGAAAGAAAAGAAAAATTAATTAAATATTCTCAATTATTTGAAGGAAAAGATACTAAATTTAAAACAGCATTAGATGCTAAAAGAGCAGGAGGTAAAAGTGGTGAAAGATTAAGTGATAAAGAAATAAAAATATGGAATAGTAAAAAATCAGATGAAATACAAGATAAAATTTGTATATACAAATACAAAAATAATAAAGAAGTAAGAGATACTTTAAATAAATTTAGAGATCATATATTAATACATCAAGATAATAGAGCAAATGATAAAACTCCATGGGGTGCTCGTGTTGTAAATAATGATGGTGTTGATGTAATTATTGGAAAAAATAAACTTGGCAAAACATGGACTAAAATTTATAAAAATGAGATGAAAGAAACTCCAAAAAATAATAATAATAATAATGAATTTAATATTTCCCTTAATAAATTTTTAAAAGATATAAATTTTAAAAATGAAGCAGAATGTAGTTCAGGTTCATATAAGGCAGATTTCTATATGAAGAAAGGGGACTTATTAAATGCTATTAAGAAATACCCAGAACTTGTTAAGAAAATGCCAAAAGATTTTGAGAAATTAAAGAAACCTGAAATATGCAAAGCAATATACAAATTAACAAATCAAACTGGTGGTATTGATGATAAAAAATTTAAATCTAAAAATTATAATCTTGTAGAATACAATAAAATAATTCAGGATATATTAAAAAAACTATCTGATAAGTCTGATGAATACTTAGTAAAAGAATTACATTTATATTCTCCAAAATTTGCTAAAATGTTAGAATTAATAAATCAAACAGAAGGAAGTGCTTTGGTTTACTCACAATTTAGAACTGTTGAAGGTATTGGTATTTTTAAAAGAGTTTTAGAAGCAAATGGATATGCTCAATTTAAAATTAAAAAAGAAGATGGTTATGAATTAGACATTAAAGAAGAAGATTACAATAAACCAAAATTTATGGAATTTACAGGTGATAAAGAAATGACAAATATATTATTAGATATTTTTAATAATAATTTTAAAAATGTTCCTGAAAAAATTAGAGAAAAATTAGATGAAATGCATTCTGTTAGTTCTGAAAAAAAGAATGGTAATTTAAGAGGTTCTATTGCGAAAGTAATGATGATTACACAGTCTGGTTCTGAGGGTATTTCCTTAAAAAATGTTAGACAAGTTCATGTTGTAGAACCTTATTGGAATATGATAAGAATTAATCAAGTTATTGGTCGTGCTGCAAGAACAGGTAGTCACTTAGCATTACCTGCAAAAGAAAGAAATATTGATGTTTTTAGATACTTATGTAAATTTTCAGATGAACAACTTAAAGAAAGAAAAATTCAAAGAATGGACTTTGGTAAAACAACAGACGAAATTATTAATGAAGGAGCAGAGAACAAAGCAAAAATAACAAATGAATTTTTACATTTATTAAAAAGATCTGCTGTTGATTGTTTTCTTCATAAAAAAAATCATCAGAAATTATCGATTGATTGTTTTTCATATCCAGTTGATATAGATGATAATGAATTAAGTGTTAAAGCAGATATATTTACAGAGGATTTAGATAAAATAAGTAAAAATAAACAAAAAGAAACTGAGATATCAGTATCTATTATAAAAATTAAAAAGAAAAATTATATAATGTTAGAAAATGAAAAAGATTCTGATACAAAACAATTATTTGATTATGATAATTATGTGAAATTTTCTAAATTAATATTTATTGGTTTATTAACTAAGAATGAAAATAATAAAACAGTTTTAAGAATGAAGAAACAAGAAAATTAAAAATTAGTATACTCTTAATTTTTCCTTTGTTTCTACTAATAATTCTAATTTAATAATGAAATCACCATCGGCTGTATCATCACTACCTGTAGAATTTCCTTGTATTCGTGTTATTCCATCACCATATAATGAATATGTTAATTTACTTAAACTATTTAATGGTGGATCAAAATATTTAATATCTTCATATATTCCATTATTTTTATAAATTTTGTAATTAGAATCATCTATATCAACGCACGCAAAACTATCTATAAATTCTCCACCATTTGTTGTACTTTTATTTTTTTTTAATTCATCAATTTTTAATAGTAAAAAAGTATAAGGCATCGAGGTAGTACTTACAGTATTATCTGATGTTTTTACTATACAATTTAGTAATTTAACACTTACAACATCTTTTAATGTTTCATTTAACATAAATACTTTTTCGGAATCATCATTAGAAGTTACATTTTTAAATAATACTAATTTATATGGTTTATTAATATAACTGCTTTTTAAACCAGGATTAGGTATAACATCATATTTCTGAAATGTTTTTTCTGTAAGTAAATTATTATTATTTACATTAGTATTCATATTACTGAATTGTGTATTCATTCCCATTAAATTATTATTAATTCCTCTACGAAATAAATTATTATCGTTTGCATTCACAAAATTAGAATTCATTTTTTATAATTTAAAATATTTAAATAATTTTAAATTAATTTAAATTACGAAAAAATATAAAAAAATAAATTTAAATTTAATTAAATTTAATTAAATTTAAATTTAATTAAAATTTTAGTAAACTTTTAATTTCTCTTTTGTTTCGATTAGTAATTCTAATCTTAATTTTAGGTTTTTATCATTTAAATTGCCATCATCTTTATATAATTTAACATTTAATCTAGCTAATACATTCTTTGGAGGATCGAAATATTCTATATCACCATTTTCATTAAAAACATTTTTATAAAGGTTCTTGCTATTTGCTACCATATGGTTATCTAAAACAGCAAAACTACTAGCAAAGTTATTATTTGTATTATCTCCATAATTTTTACTAAATTCATCAATATGTAAAATAAAATAATCTATTCCTGATAAATCTGTTGTTGTACCAGATATAAATGCTTTCTGCAATTTAACACTTACAACATCTTTAAGAGGTTTATTTAACTCAAATCTATGTTCGCCGTCTTGTGTAAAATCATGAGAAACTACTAATTTATAAGGACGATTTATTAATTCAGATTTTAAACCCTTATTTTCTATAATATTATATTTATCTAATGTTTCAGAAGTTAATAATTTTCTATTAGTTTCAAATAAACTTACATTTTTAAATTGTGTATTCATTCCAACTAAATTAGGATTAACATTTCTTCTATATAAATTTTTATCATTTGTTGTTATATAATTTCTATTCATTTGTTTTTATTTATATATTTAATTAATTTTAAATTTATTTAAATTTAAATAAATTTAAGTTCGTCTATCACTAAGCATTTCTACTTCTAATTCTAATTTAAGAACATTTTCATAATTAATAGGTTCATCGTTATTAAATAATTTTATTTTAAGATCACTTAAAGATACTGGAGGACAATAATAAATTATATCATTATTTTCTTCATATGTATTTGTATATATATTCATAGTAGTATTTCCATTATTATTTATATTATTTAAATCTAAAATTGCAAAACTATTCTCATAATTATTTATTTCTT